TTCATCATGAGTGCTTGGTGTTTCTGATACCCAAGTTTTTTTAAATTGTTTACTTTTTAAATTAATTTTATTTAAATCTATATTAGATATCAACACAGGAATTTTAAATAATTCTATTATCACTACACGTATATATAAGTTATAGTTTGAACAAAATTTAATGTGTCTCTTGGTTTATTATCAATGTAATATATATTATTTGAAGGAAATAAAATAAAACCATTGTTTTCAAGTTTCATATCCCAACTTCTACCTTTTCTTCTGTTGTCATCGTAATAAATTCTAACATGACAATTAGATGTGCCTACACCATACAACAAAGTATAATCAGGAGAATTTTTTAAATCTACAGGATCTACGTTTAATAAAGGTTCAGTTTTTTCATTAGGTAGAAACATATTAGACCAAGTGTCTTGATTAACTAAACTTATTTTATGATTAAGATAAATATGTTCTATGATGTATTTATTTAATTGTTGAAATTTTTTTTGATTAAGTTTAATTTTTTCACCTTTTAATATGGAAGAAAAACTAGATAAAGCTAAATCAAATCGATCAATTTCAAAGCCTTTTGGCATTGAAACATCTCCATAAATTATGGCTTGTTCACTTAATACTTTCTTTTGCATATCTATATATGTTTTAAAAACTTATATATTATAACTTTTTATTTGTCAATCTCCAGATCCAGACTTAGAGTTTCTGTTTTTTAATACCCAGCCAGTTGAATTATCTGCTTGATAAGCATCTTCATCCCACTCATAAAGCCAAGTGTGAGTGTTAGCTTCATTCTCAGCATCTTGTTCTGCTGTTATTGCAGGGGCATCACCTATTGGTGATTGCCATCTAGCCTCAGCTATATTTTGAGTCCAAGATTCATGTGGTTTTTGAGGCCAAAAAATTTGATTTGCTTCATCCCAAGTATATCCTATACCGGCATAATTACCTCTAAAAGGTGTTCCACCTAATTTATGTGTATTAGCTACTGTATTGTAAGAAGTTTGTTTCCAAAGATGTTGTGGCCAACCATGACATTTTTCTAACCAGTATTGACCTTCAGATTCAGTTTCAACACCATCTTTATTTGTATTGTGCTCATTAGCAACAACGTCTACAGTTAAAACTCTATTGTCTTCTGATATTTTTGCAAAGTGTGCCATAATTAATTTTGAAATTTATACCTTATTACTACGATTCCGCTACCACCAGCGTTTCCTGATGCTCCTGGAGCAGGTAATCCTAATCCTCCGCCACCACCACCAGTGTTGGCATCTCCTGCTTCACCTTGTTTTGGTTGAGGTCCTCCTGGGTGTCTATCTCCGCCTCGGCCTCCGCCGCCTTTTCCTGGGCCTCCGCCTCCGCCACCACGTCCTGGATCTTGGTCAGTTCCTCCGCCGCCTCCTCCAGAGTAGAAGAAAGTTGAACACGCAGGTTCACCAAAAGAAGATGGTGCGATTGTTGACGAAACTCCAGTTCCACCATTACTAGCGCCATTACCAGCTCCACCGGCTCCGCCACCACATCCACCGGATGTTGGGTTTCCGTTTGAACCTGGTTGACCTTGAGGTGGACTTACAGGAGGTGTGTTTCCTGCACCACCACCCGCTCCGGGAGAGGGAGCATAACCAGCTCCTCCGCCAGATCCACCGGGCATTGTAGGTAATGGAGAACCAGTATGTGGATTTCCACCAGCTCCGCCGCCAGTAGATGTAATTGAACTAAAAACTGAATTTGCACCTCTTTCTGATGCTGATGGGGATGGAGTAAAACCTGCTCCTCCAGCTCCAACTGTTACTGGAAGTGAACCTGTACCGATGCCAGTTAAAGATGCACAAGTTTTTAATGGAGATCCTGTCCAAAGTGGAGTTGTAGATGGGTCTTGAGATTCTCTATAACCTCCGCCGCCTCCGCCGCCACCTGTTGCAGGGCCTCCGGCTCCTCCACCAGCGATTACTAAATAATCAACTTTTTCATTACCAGCTGAACTACCTTGTGATGTTACAACAAGGTTTCCGTCTCCTGTAAATACATGAATTTTATAATCACCTACGGTAAATGTAGAATTACCTCCGCTTGCTTCAACATAAGCAGGTCCTGAAGATCCTGATCCAAAACCTAAAATTTGATAACCGAATGATTTGCCTTTATGAGAAGGCGTGCTTTTACAACTTTTACCTGAACCTGCTCCGAATGAGCCCGGTGTTGAATAAAGAGTTTTTACATCTTTCATTTTTAAATTCCTTTTCCTTATGCGTCGTTAGCAGCGTCAGTAGTAAAGAATAATTTAATTCCAAGCAATCTGGCATCTGCGTTTAAATCATCTGCTGATACATCTCTTGATATTTGAAAGAACACCTGTTCGTTATCACCAGGTGACCCTGCAATAGTTACTGCTCCACTTTCTGCTGCCACGTCTAAGTCGTTTGATGTTCCACTATGTGCTTTTGCTGTTGCAACAACTTGTGTTCCAAAAGCTGTGTTTATATCACCACTATCTGCAAAGGCTACACCAGATAATCCCCATGCAGTTGTGCCTGTATCTGTTGAAGTTGCTGTAAAAAAAGCTTGAAAAGTTACTGTTCCTGCATTCCATGATTTAGGAAATGCTACACTAAATTGTGCAAACTCATCTGAATCTTTGTCAAAGTCTAAAACTTTTATCTCAGGACCATTTGATAATTCTACTTGTGCAGCTTCTGCACCATTTGTAGTATTAGCATACATTGAAACTGCTGGTACCCAAATAGTTTCTTTACCAGCTATTTTAACTGCTACTGTTCCTGATTTAAGAACACCTGTTCCTTTAGGGTTTAAATTTAAATCAACATTTGTTTCTCCTGTTGAAGAAATAATTGGACCATTTCCAGTTGCAGCATTTGCTACAGTAATTTCATTAACTGCTGAACTTGTTGCAGTAAGATTAATTAATTCAGCTCCGTTTGTATCTGAAATTTTTGTTCCGATTGCAGGACTAGTTAAAGTTTTGTTTGTTAAAGTTTGTGTTCCAGTAAGTGTTACATCACCATCTCCAAAATTTAAAGTTGCGATATCTGGATTAGTTCCATCATTAGCTGTTGCAAAAACTAATTGATCGCCTTTGTCTGTTGCTGAAAAAGTAAATGTGTCTCCTGAACCAGAAGTATATTTAAATTGTACTGTGTGTGCTCCTGAAGTTGAATTTCTTAAAATATAAAAAGTTTGGACATCTAAAGGAATAGTTACAATTTGGTTTCCAGATATTGTACCTGTAAACTCAATCATTCTGTGAGATAAAACTGCACCTGTATTACCATCAGTAACTGATAAAGCAGTAGTATTCGCACCACCAGCAATTGATTGCTGAGTAAAGCCACCAGATATTTGTTCAATTAGTTGTAAATTAGTATTTGTTTTTGTTCCCCATGTACCGGCGTTTTCACCAGTTGCTTGAAGTTCTACCCCTAAAGGTGTAAATGTTGATGCCATAATTTTTATCTCCTATGCAACGTCACTATAAGTTATATTAACACCTGTGTCAACATCTTGATATGCTTGTATTCCAAAACCTGTGGATACACCAAATCCAGCAACAGAAGCTGTTGAAGAAACTCCTGTTATTCCTATTACATCTGCTGGTGTTATTGACCCTACATTGAATGTTGCTGAGATACCTGTTAGTCCCATTACATCTGCAGGTGATATTGAACCTACTGCAGATGTTGCAGAAATTCCTGTAAGATCTACGATTGGATTACTATTTGTAGATATAGTTCCAAGTGAAGTTGTTGCAGAGACTCCAGTAATTCCCATCACGTCTGCAGGTGATATTGAACCTACTGCAGATGTCATCGCTTGACCTGTTAGTCCCATAATTTCTTGAGTCGGACTTATTGTTCCTACAGATAAAGTTGCTGAAATTCCTGTTAATGTAAATGTAGCATTAATAATATTTGTAATAGATCCAACACTTCCAGTTGAAGAAACTCCTGTTAGTCCCATTACATCTGCAACTTCTAATGAGAATATACCCCAACCTTGACCTCTTCCCCATGAAGCATCGTTCCAAGTATTTGCAGATATGTTAGACTGCATTGCATCAGGAGCTGTAAGTTCAACCAACATACCTGATTCGCCCCAGGTTTCATTACCCCAAGTGTCTTGTCCCCAACCTTTATTTATTTCTGCTGTTACAGAAACAGATCCTACACTAACTGTTGATGAAACTCCTGTTAAATCTACTGAAGCATCATTTAACTCACCCCAGTTAGCATGGTTCCAAGTTTGTGCACCCCAACCTAATACAAAAGCATCAGTTGTTCCCCAACGATTTGTACTCCAGGTTGTACCTGATTCATTCCAAGTATTTGCCATAAGGAGGACCCCCTTATGCTATTCTTATGATTGCGTTTGATGCGTCAGCTGTTGGAAATTGAATTGTAAAAGTTCCGCTTGTTACAGTTTTGTCACCACCAAAAGCAATAACAGCAACAGCTTTATCTGATTGTGTATCGTTATATATTAATGCACCATTTGCTGTAAATGTTGCGCTGGTAAAACTTACATCTGCAAAATCACAAATTGCAGTAGTTCCAGAAGTTGTTGGAGTAACGCTTGTTAATGTTGCTCCACCTGCAGAGTATGCAGATCCAGATGTATTTGATATTTCGTTTGATGTTGAATAAGCAGTTGTACCTGCACCTAAAGATGCAGAACTTGTAAACAGTGCTATTTTAAAAGTATTACCGCTTGATGCAGTAAGGTTGTGTGTTCCAACTAAAATTTCTTGTTTGAAACTTGTGCAAATTGCTGATGTTATAGCCATAATTTAATCTCCTACGGGTTTGCTGAGTTTACCGGTATACGAACAGCGCCATCAGTGTAGTCATCTCTTCGTCTTCTACCAACTTGCTCATTAGCAAACTTCTGTACCTCTTGTTTATACTTATTTTCATATAGTGTCAACATATCTAT